GATTTTTCCGCTTCGGCAAACGCTTTCGCCAAGTGCTCTTTTATGATGTTTGTTTGTTCTTCAGTTGTTTTGCCATCAAGAGACTCGGTAATCTCAATACCGATTCCCTTAAGCTGTTCTACTAATGCTTTTAAATTATCCATTTTGTTCTCCTGTTGTGTTGTGCTTGCTACAATGCGGTCTACTTTACCGCCGGCAGCAGGGTTTGACACAAGATCAACAGAGTTGACCTTGATAATCGATTCAACGATGAAACCGTTTTTACCGTTTTTCATTCCCTCTGTAACTTTTCCACTCGCGTCAATGGAAAATCCAAGAGACGAATCGCCGGTAGAGTTCATATTAAGAAAAGTATCTCGAAAAAAATCGTTCGTTACGTTGACGTTTCCCATCAACCGGACGTTTTTTCCTTTGCTTACGTACTTTACGTTTTCAAGTATACCGATCTTTGTCATCTTTTCGCCTGTGTAATTCCCGCTACTATGGTCAAACATGCCGCGTTTAATAAGCGCATTGATAGGCGCTCCCTCAAACAACGATACAGCATCTCGTAGCGTATCAGGCGAGTAGTACCGGTCATTAAGTGACCAGCCGCTTTCTATGATTGTGATTTGGACTTTCTTCCCGGTTGGGCGTGCCGCTTCCATTACAGAGAACGACGAAAGAGACTCCTGCGCATCGCTTTTATCTTTTGCAGGTTCAAACGTAAGCACTTTCGTTCCGTGCTCTTCAAGCCACGTCTTCGCGCGTGCGATAGAGAACTTGTCTTTAGGAAAACGATATGACTGCGTTTTTGTGGTACCGGGTTTTCCTTTGACCTGTCCGCCGTATACAACAACGCCGTTCGGGAAAGTCCGAACTACTTTTATCGTTTGAAATTGATCAGGATCGCGAACACGCGCCGCATGGTAGTTTGGGTATGGCATAGCATAACCTTGTACCGCCGCCGCATGGTGCATTGTGGTTGGATGTAAAACAAGCAGAACGCCACATTGCGTATGGTTCTGCATCTAAAGTATAACATCTTGTCAAAGGTTGTCAAGCGTTTTTTACAAAAAAAAGCGCGCCGTACAAAGCCGACGCGCTAAAATAACTACTGTGCTAAAACCTTTTTGGTTCCGCAGTGCTTATCAATTAAGTCCCCTGCGTATTCGGAAACAGACTTACCGGAATCGTTTGCTTTTTTGTAAAGAACACCAACAGAATCGCATGAAATCTTCACACCAATGTTTTTTGTCGGGCTTGACCACTTTGGCTTTCGCCCTTTTCGCTTTTCGCTCATAAAGCAGCTCCTTGTATAAGTTTTCTTGAGTTTAGCATATTTTTTTTGTTATGTCAACCATTCTGCAAAAAAAAATGCGCCGCACGATAACCGCAACGGCGCATAACGAAGGAGTGAGATATGAAACGATTAAGACTTTGTTGGCGTTTTGCGTTCCGCAACAACGCACTGTACACCGCCGTTTGACGTATCGCGAACGATGTATTGATTTCCGTTGTTTCCTGTTATGTGTACTTCTTTCGTGTTGTAATAATCAATTTTCATTGTTTACGTCCTTGACAAGCACATGAACACACCCGCAGTTGATCGTGTTTGCCGCGCTCCCTTGTATGTCGCGAGGAAACATCAAGTTTTCGTACCGAGAAGTCTTCATTGCGCGAACCTGAAACGGCTCGTCAACAGGTATCGGGTTGTCCCTATACTTCGCTTCAGCCTCTTCGTGCCCATCCCTTCCATCGGGTTTGTGCGACCATAACCACCGTTTCTTGTACTCGTACCCGAAGTTTTCTTTTGCAAACTCGTTCGCACGCTTGTATACACCGTTGTTTGCGATGCTGTGCGCCCTTAACATCTCGGTACGTGTTATGCGTTCAGCCTTGAAAAAACTTCCCTGTACTTGCTTCATGATTTTCTTTGCCGCCTTGCGAGGGGATTCCCCCGCAAGCATTGAAAGCGCAACCTCCGTCTTCACACGTTGCTTTGCTTCACCGACAACCGTTGTGATCAAGTTTGTTGGCATTTCAAGTATGGCGTTTTTTGTGGCAACGTCAAGCGGAAACAAAGCAAGAGAAGGAATCTCATCGGGTATAGGCGGTACAAGACCGTACTCATACGCGGAATCAACCTTGCTTACAAGTAGGTCACGTATGCGTGGCTCCATGTACGAGAACACTTCGTCTATCTGCTCGTTCACAACGCCAAGGTATACCATCTCCCAATCTACGTCCGAACTCAACACGGCAAGTTTAATCGCGTTCGCAAGATTATCCCACTCACGCTTCACTTCGCGGCTCGAACCGGTCAGCTTCTTTTGCATATCGGTTATGTACTTCTTGACCTTGCTTATGTATTGCTTGTCTTGGTTGCTTATCGCTTCAGTGATGCGTTCTGAAATGTTCGCGATTTGCGAACGTATGTACTGCTTGTGATCGCGCTGTACAATCCAGTTGACCGCAAGCGATATAGCATCTCGTATACGTTTAGGTGTCATTTGCTTATCGCTTCGTTGAGTTTTCGCAACGCTTCCTTGTACTCGTCGGGCATTGACGCCCCCTGCTCTGTATCTATGTTGTTTTCTTCATCTTCGTTGTCTACTTCGATTCCGAGTTTATTCATGAGCATTGTTGAAATGCGCACACCGGTTTCTTGCGATACGAGACCGGACTGTATTCCAACAGTGAGTGCCTGTATCGTTTGAAGGAACGCGCCGGACAACTCAAAAATGACTTCGTCATCAGTCGGAACCAACTCAACGTTAAGCACGTCGTCAACATACAGGTCGCTTGGTATCGTTATAACGCTGTTTTCGACGGCATTTTGTATGGTGTATGAAAACATGATGTGAAACATGCGTTTTACTTGCGCCTGTAACACGTCAACTGTCCTTCTCATGTTCGGGTTCATGCTCTTCGCCGTCGCGTAGTTTACGTCTCCCCCAATTCCCCAAAGGTGCTCGGGAATTCCCGTCCCGGCGTACACAGGGAAGAGGAAAGAGCGCATTGTCGCCATTATGTCCGCTCCGTTTGAAGAAGGGGATACCGGCGTAAGCGTTTCGCTTTCATTGTGAATGTACACACCACCGGGTCGGAACTTGTGTTTTTCAAGCACCCTGCGCTTTTCTTCGAGTTCGCTTTCGTTTGCGGTTGCGCATGTAAGATCAAAAACAAAGTTACCTTGTTGCGATGCGTTTTCCATGATCTTGAAAAGGTATTCTTCGGCGGTTTTTGCCCACTCAAAGATTTGCGATATGATAGACAACCCGTGTGATCGCCCTATCATATGGTTAAGGCGAAAGAAGAAAATGTCGCCCTCGTATCGACCGCTCTTGCGGTTGTACGATATGACCTTATAATCGCGGTCTATGCCGTTGACGTTTATGCGGATGCTCTCAACTTTTTCAGCGTTACCGTTCTTAAACTTGATGCTTCCCCTGTTAATGTGCATAGGATTGACAGGAGATATTTCTACGTGGTCATCTACATCGCTTGCGTTGACGATAAACGCGATCTCACCGTACAGGAAAAACTGCATGACGTATGAGTACTGTTTGATGTGAAGCTCGTTGTCGCGACCACTGAAAAAAGAATCGACAACATCGCGTATAGCATCACTTTGCGCTTCGTCCGTTATCTTATCGCACACGGTATACTCAATTCCTTTCCCAAGCACGTAGTTCGCATACGTGTCAACAGCGTTCTTTATGTACGGGTTCTTTACGTACTGCCTGTGAAGTTCCTCTATCGTGTCGACGTATTCGTTCGTGTGTTGGTCAAACTCACCGCCGTAAAACGGTACAAACCCATCACGCGAAGACTCAAGGATGCGGCTCTTGTCGCGCTGTATCGTTTGTTCTGTGAGTCGTTTCATGTCTTCTCGTCTCATGCTACCTCCACGCCCACGGCTTGTACCACGGTGCCTTGTAATCTTTACAGTCTTTTTTCTTGTTTTTCACTGAACATTTTACCGCGATAGAACCCTCATCCGGAACGAGTTCGCCGACTGCGTTCTTCTTAAAACGGATCGTCTTAAAGCACATGAAAACGGTATCGTCCCCATCGTTTGCGGCAACTATGTACATGCAATCCTTACAAAAACGTTCTTTCATATTGCTACTCCTTATACCATGAAAACGCCCGAAACAAACTTCGACCGCGATTGTATCACCTTGTCAAGCGCGTATCGTAACGCGTCTATGCAGTGGTTGTTGGCATCCTCTAGTTTATCGCTCACAAGCCCGGTCTTCTTATCTGTGATGTACGAGTACGATTGGAACTCGCTTATCGTATGCTTGCATCTCTCGTGTATTACGATGTCGTTAAACGCACGTATGCGCGCTATACCATCCTCAACGCATCCCTTCCATTTTTTCGCGGCTTTCATTTTGCCGAATCCATGACTACGCATGTACGAGATCGTTTCTGGTCGTGAGTTGTCCGCAAAAATCGGGTATCGCGTCACTTCCGGTACGTCCCCTATCATATCAGGAATGTTGTTTATGTCAACTCCGCTTGCATACCGTTCTTGATCGATGTATAGCACATCATCGTGTATGTAACAACGAACGAGAACGCTCGGGTCTTCCGAGAATCCCCAGTCCATCCCAAAGTAAAAAAACGCGTCTTCAGGCGGGTCGAACTTTTCAACATGCCAACGGTCGAAGACCGAGTTCCCGCTTGAAACCCACTTGCCAAGGATCATGCGGTCGTACCATGTGCCTGTGTACTGCCGTGATATGTTGCGCTTATACTCGTCGTCAAGAGAGGGATTGTCGTTTAAGGTAAACCACCAGACGCTGCCGTCAAGGTTCCCGCTTTCTATTTCGTCAATTACCTCGCGCTTAAACCAGTGAGAAGGACTATCGGGGTTACACGTCAACCATTTTTGGCGACCTCCGGCAGAGCATCTACCGTATGCCTGCAGGTAAAAAGACCTCGGATAAAGCGTCACTTCGTCAGCAACCCATGCTTGCGCTGTCATACCGCGTATACGCGCCTCGCTTCCCTCGTCGTTCGCGCCAACCGCAGATACGTGTATCCCTTTCGGCTTGTAAGTGAGCGTGTTATTCCCGCGGTTGAAAGAGAAGCTGTCAATAACGCCAACACTTTCTGCCATTTTCATAAGCGGGTCAACCAAGTTTCTGATACAAGTCATGGTGCTCTTAGCCGAAAGGATACATGCTTCGCCTTCTATGGCATCGTTTTCAAGGAACTCAAGGAAGCGCATTATTTGTACGAACGTCTTACCTGAACGGATAGAGCCATTTGCGATATTGATGTCCCTATCAGAATGCAGCAGGAAGTCAAACTGTTTCTTGCTTAAGCTCACGTCGTGCTTCCTCTATCGCTTTCGCTAGATCGCTTTTACCTCTTACAACGTGCGCGTTATCGTTTTCGTTCTTGCTTGTCGTTTGCCCGGTCTGCAGCCGTATGCTCTCAACAAGTGAAACATGCGCGTTCACCATTGCGCGAAGTTCGCTTGCCGAAAACATGTCGTTCGCTTGCGCCTTCTCGAACATGTCGTTCATTTTTATTTTGACCGCGCTTGCCAACGCCTTGGTTGTTTTCAAAGAATCGCTTTTCTGCTTTGATCACGTCATCTTGCTGCTCCTTAAAGAGCAGAGGCAGGGATGCGCGGATGTTATCCTCATCGTTGTAGCTGATATCAAGCTTATTAGCCTCTCGTTG